CAAGTTGAGACGCAAATTTTTCAACCTCTTCCTCTTCCTGCATAGGGATAGAAATAATATCTTGTCGCTCAGGCTCATGATCAATCTCAAGAGCTTCTAGGTTAATTTCTTCATCTTCTTCGACGATCTCTAATTCTTCACCAAGGTTAATTTCCTCGTCTTCTTGAATTTCGAGAGTTTCCTCTTGAAGCTCAAGTTCTTCTTCTTCTGGCTCCAAAGCTGGCTCTTCCTGGGACATTCCCATATCCATACCTGCTTCTTCTTCCTCTGCTTCAATTTCTGCTCGAAGCTGGGCGAAGTCGATTTCCTGAGGTTCGTCGTCCTCTGGACAAGGGCAGAGTCTTTCTCCTGAAAGATATGATGGAGGTGCCATTTCTGGTGCCCCCATGCCCATCTCTTCATTTAAGTTCTCTTCCTCTTGTTCGAGGAGGCGAGAAGTCGCTGTCCTAAGTTCGTCAGCATATTTCTCTAATAATTCGTTTTCTGCGCTCTTAACGGCAGCTTCTTTAAGGGCTTTTGCGTCAACAAGAGCTTGTTCGAGTAAATTGGACATTTATTAGTCTCCTCACCTTTCGTGTTTATAAGTGAAAAAGTCGTCGTTTTTCTCTAATAAATAGTCTTATAACGCACGAAACGACAATTTTGAAAAAAATAAAAAAAAGGGGAGCATTTGCTCCCCCATAAAACTATTAAGTTTTTATCTTTTACTTGCTAAAAAGCAAATTATACAGTTACTGTACCTTCGTCATCAGCGAATGTATAGAATACTGCGATACCAGTCTTGTTACCCTCAAAGGTGAATGTAACGTTACCAGTTGATGAGTCAATCTCCATTGGAGCGATCATGTGATTCAAGTTTCCGCTTGAGTCTGTCTCGAACAACTGAATGAAACTACCAGTTGATGGATCGAAACCTGTTGGGAATGAAGAACCGTCAACCTCAAGTGATGCAACGCTCGTGAAAGCGATCTTGTTGTGTCGGTTGTTCTCTCTTGTCTCAAGAGATGAAAGGCTTGATGCCTCAGAAGAAAGCTGACCTGAAAGGTTAGCCTCAAGTGAAGTGATTGATGAACCTCTTGCAACAACCTCTGATGAGAGGTTTGTTGAGAGAAGAGCTTCTGACGAACGAGCCGTTGAAGCTTCTACTGAAATAGCAGCGTTGATTGAAACGACGTGTGATGCGATCGCCGTATCGTTTACAAGATCAACTGCGTTGATAAGTGAAACGATTTCGACAAATGAATCCTTGTCAGCATCTGCTGAAGCAAGAATTGCGTCTACACGAGCCTTCTCTGTTGAAACCTCACCTGAGAAACGAGTCTGAAGTGATGTATCAGCGGCTGCTCTTGCGCTCTCTTCTGAAGAAACACGAGTTGTAAGTGATGAATCACCTGCGACTCTTGCGTCTTCTTCATTTGAGAGACGAAGCTCGATTGAATCATCAGCATCGCTGCGTGCAACCTCTTCGCTGGACAAACGAGTTGTGAGTGACGTATCGGCTGTTCCACGAGCAGATTCTTCGCTTCCAAGTCTAGTAGTCAATGATGCGTCAGCAGCGACTCTTGAAGAAGCCTCTGATGAAACTGCTGCGTCCTGAGCGTCTTCTTCCTGTGAAAGACGAAGTGCGATGGATGCGTCAGCAGCAACTCTTGACGATGACTCTGATGAAAGAGCCGTGTTAAGTGAAGCTTCTGATGAACGTGCAGTTGAAGCCTCAACTGAAAGAACAGTCTCAAGTGAGCCGTCAGCAGCAAGTCTTGTTGAAGACTCTACCGAGATAGCTGATTCGAGTGAATCGTCAGCGTTCCCACGGGCAACCTCTTCTGAAGAAACTCTTGTAGTAAGTGATGAATCACCGGCTACTCTTGCGTCTTCCTCATTTGACAAACGAGTTGTAAGTGAAGAATCTGCGTTTCCTCTTGCTGTCTCTTCAGCAGCCAAACGAGTTGTAAGGGAACCGTCAGCAGCGACTCTTGAAGAAGCCTCTGTTGAAATCTTGGTGTTCTGTGATGCGACGGCTGTACCGAGAGCATTATCGTTAACCGTGTCAACAGCGTTAATAAGTGAGACGATTTCTACGAATGAGTCCTTATCTGCGTCTGCTGAAGCGAGGATAGCGTCTACTCTATCTTCTTCTGATGAAAGTCTAGTCTGAACTGAACTCTCTGCGGAGCGTGCTGTTGACGCTTCTGATGAAAGGGCTGTTTCTAATGAACCGTCCTTTGCAAGTCTTACTGACTCTTCTACTGAGATACGAGTTGTAAGTGATGAGTCCGAAGCTGCTCTCGCAATTTCTTCTGTTGAAAGACGAGTCTGCAAAGAAGTCTCTGCGTTGCCCGCTCTAGTCTCTTCTGAAAGAACTGCTGAAGCTCTTGCGATAAGCTCTGATGAAAGGTTACCTGAGATAACCGCTTCTGCTGCAAGTGCTCTTGTCTCTTCTGAAGCAACTGCTGAAGTTCTTGCTGAAACCTCTGCTGAGAGATTTGTTGAAAGAACAACTTCTGCTGATGCTGCTCTTGAAGCTTCTGACGAAACGTCGGCTGCTCTAGCATCTTCTTCAGTTGAGATTCTTGTCTGCAATGAAGAGTCAATAGCTACAAGTGATGCAACTGCTGCGTCCTCTGAAGACTCTTCTACTGAAAGACGAGTTTCCAAAGATGTAAGATCATCAGCGTTACCAAACTCAATCCAAGCTGATGTGGCTGCGTGCCACATGTATAACTTGACGTCTGATCCATCAAGTCTTTTTACAATACGACCATCTTCGTGTGAAGATCCCGATGGCAAGTTCGTAACAACTTCTAGTGCGAAGTCCTTTACGGATGCGTTTAAAATATTAATTCTACTCATGTGTTTTTATCCTCCTATAAATGTAAAAAACACAGTGCTTAAAAAGCACTTTATAAAAAGCGGGGGGTGCCCGAAGGCACCTCCCCTAAAATGTGATTTAGCTAATTGCTAATCTTTTTACGATATTACTATCGTGACGTTCCAAACAGTGTCGCTTAGAGCTGAACCGTTGCTATCCTCTGCGGAGGCAGTAAGTGTGAAAGAATAAGTGCCGTTTGAAGGTACCACTCTATCATAACTACTTCCATTCTCCTTGAACTTAACTTGGCAGGAAGACTGGTTGTCCCTAGATGACTGATCTCCCGAAGTATAAGGTTCGATGTCGAATTCATCAGCATCTGTACCTGAGAGTGTCCAATCAGTTGCGTTTGCGTTCCATCCATAAGCGGATGAGCTATAATTAGCATTCATGCTTACGAGATCGCTAGTAAAGTCGTCGCCAGCAGTCAAGGGGCTTGGATTGGCAAGTGAAACACTCTTTGTGTCGCCGATAAGAGACTTGATTTGAGTACTCTCATTTGTAGAGTCCCAATAAACAGAACCGTAGGTTCCGCCGCCCAAGTCTCCATAATATGAGCCGCCTTGCTGGGTGAAGTCATAGTCATGAGCCTTTGCATAATAAGGCGAAGATTCACTACCTGCCTCAAGCACCTTTACACCAGAAGTATTGAAACCTTCTACCCATACCTTGAAGACATCATTGATTCCCGCAGTTTGTGCAGGTGAGACATCACCTGGGAATGACTCATAGTCCTGACCACTGATGCTGTACTGTCCGAGAGTCAAGGCTCGATCCTCGTAGTCAGTGGAAGACCAGGTTGTCCCGCCATCTGTAGATCTTTGTGAATACCACCTAATATAGGCACCAGTCGTACCTCCGCTCGTATGAGTTCCGAAGTTGACGTAAGGAACGTAGGCACCTGTCTCATTATTATAGTCCATCGTAGTGGGTTTCTTAATAATCCACTGTGGACTGCCAGAAGTACTATAAACTGCGTTATCCAAGTCGGCAATATACAGAGTACTCTTAAATACTGCTGAACCAAATGATTCAGAGATTTCGTCTGGCTTATCAACATCGTAACTTGTGTTACTAACTGCAAGCTGAAACTGCATTGCCGTAGATGGCTCCGTTACTGCACCTTCGTCGGCTGCGAATGAATAAAACACTACGAAGCCTGACTTTGCTGTTGAACCAAGATCGAACGACATAGCACCCGTGGATGCGTCATACATCGAAGGCGCAACGAGATGGCGGAATTTATTGCTTCCCATATCTTGGAAAACCTGAACCATACCGTTGCCTGGTTCGAAGTTTGTTGGTAAATCAACTGCTGCAACTGTAAAAGAAGTTTCGCTTGTGAAATCAATTCTCAAGTGGCGTCCGACGCCTTCATGCTGTTCTTTTGTATCAATAGCTGCTGCGTGTGTAGCAATATTTCCACTAATAGTGGCATAAGTTGCTGCGACTGCTGAACCCATAGCTGAAACTTCCGATGAAAGATTAGTGGATAAAACAGCTTCTGCTGAACGTGCTGTTGAAACTTCTGTAGAAATATCAGCGTCAACTGATGTAACATATGAAGCCAAAGCATCATCTGACTCTGTGTCAACTGCCGTGATGAAAGAAACAATTTCTACGAAAGTATCTTTATCAGCGGACGCCGAATCAAGAATAGCATCAAGCTTGCTTCTCTCTGTCGAAAGCTCGCCTGAGAAACGAGTCTGAAGTGATGAGTCTGCAAGAACCTGGGCTGAAGCCTCTGATGATACTCTCGTGTCTAGTGAAGTTTCTGCTGAAAGCTCGTTTGATTCTTCTGCTGCAAGTCTAGTCTGAAGTGAGGTATCTGCTGCTGCACGAGCCGTCTCTTCGTCACCTAGTCTAGTTGTAAGTGATGAATCGGCTGCTGCTCTCGCTATCTCTTCTGAAGAGACACGAGTTGTAAGCGACAAGTCGCCTGCGCTGCGAAGTGCTGCGATTGAAGCTACTGCTACAATCATTGCTGATTCTTCAACTGACAAACGAGTCTCAAGAGACGAGTCCGCAGTTCCTCTTGCGAGGGCGGCTGCTGAAAGTGAAGACTGAACTGAAACTTCTGCTGAACGAGCAGTTGAAGCTTCCGAGGAAGCTGCTGTCGTAAGCGATGAATCACCTGCTGCTCTTGAAGAGCCTGCGCTTGTCAAAGTTGTCTCAAGCGAGGTGTCTTCTGCGAGACGAAGTGATTCTTCTGCTGACATTCTATTGTCAAGTGAACCTTCTGCTGAAAGCTCGTTTGAAGCCTCTGCTGTCATTCTTGTGTTGAGTGAAACTTCGGCTGATGCCTCTGTTGACTCTTCAGATGAAAGTCGAGTCTGAAGTGACGAATCACTTGCAATCCTTGATGACTCCGCTGAAGCGATAGCTGAATCTACTGATGAGATCTGCGTTGAAGTCTGTGCATCGTGTGCGACGTCAATAGCGTTGATGAAACTTACAGTCTCAACAAAAGTATTCTTGTCTGCTGCTGCTGCATTTAAAATTGCGTCTACTCTGTCTTCCTCTGATGAAAGACGAGATTCCAATGAAGTCTCTGCTGAACGTGCAGTAGAAGCCTCCGATGAAATTGTGACTGCTACTGAATTATCAGCGGCAAGTCTTGTGGACTCTTCTGTTGAAGCACGAAGGTTCAATGAAGTTTCTGCTGAAAGCTCATTTGATTCTTCTGCTGCAAGGCGAGTCTGAAGTGAACCTTCAGCAAGCTCTGCTCTTGCCTTTTCAGTTGAAACGTCTGCTTCACGAGCAACGATGCCCGAAGAAAGGTTAGTTGAAAGAACTACCTCTGCTGAAGCTGCTCTTGAAGCTTCTGCTGAAACGTCTGCTGCTCTGTTGACAAGTTCCGATGAAAGGTTGCCTGAGATAACACCTTCTGCTGCCTCTGCTCTTACCTGTGCTGAATCAACTGCTGAAGTTGAAGCAGATTCTTCAGTTGAAATTCTTGTCTGAAGTGTAGCGTCAATAGTAGCGAGTGAAGACTCTGCTGCTGCCTGATCGGCTTCTTGAGTCGACAAGCGAGTCTCAAGCGAAGCAACATCTGTTGAGTTGCCGAACTTCTTCCAAGCGCCTGATGCATCGTGCCAGATATAAAAGTGTGTCAAATACTTGACAATACGTCCGTCTGCGTGATCTCCTGAAGATCCTGATGCGGGTTGTGAAGCAACGATTTCGACTGCAAAGTCTTCCGCCGTTGCGTTTAAAATATTAATTCTACTCAAAATTTTATCCTCCTAAAATATTGTTAAATGTGCAAGTATTCGTGACTCTGCACTATAAAATTTGAGTTAAGATGGACAAGAGGATAAACCTCTCCCACCTGCCTCTATCTAGGCTCGAAATAAAGATAAAGAATAGGTTTTTTTTAGGATTGTTGTTTAAGGATTTGAGAGGGTAAAAATAATTTTACTGCACAATTACTACGGTGTAATCTGTGTCAGCGGCGACGTCGCCGAAGTAGAAAACGACTGTGTTTTCTGTTCGGGTAAAAGGCAAGACAATGTTATCGCCTGCTGATGTGATAATTTGAACTAAATAATCTGCGATACCGAGATCGTGGGTGAGAGTGGTTGATACGTTGCTACCAGCAAGTGCTGTGACGGTGAATATCTTTATCTCTGGTAAGAGGGCTGATTCTGCTGCTATGGCTTCGATACGTTCTTTTGTAACGACTCCGACTGCACCTGCGGATTTTCCAGATCTAGCACCCGAACCGCCTTTACCAGACATAAATTCTACCTCAACCTACGCCGTCGCCTTTACCCCAAATCTTTCTTAACTCTGTTTTGGTGGTACCATCGGCAGCGATGACTTGTGAGTTTGGCTCGTTTGCAGCTTGTGAACCACCAGAGGTAGGTTCATGGTCGAGTACGCCAGTAATCAAAATTGATACTGCATCGTTATCTCCGCCTGCGCCTTGCGCTTGCATTGCGGCAGCATTTGTAATAATAGTGTCGCCAGCGAACTTTTGAATAAGAAGAAAGACAACTTTTGTTCTAGAACTGATAGTTGCTGTTTCACCTGTCTTGATTTCAATAAAGTTTCCTTCACCAATTGGGTTTGCGAGAACAGGGGTTCCCTTATCAAAAGCTACATTTTGCCCTGGGGCTGTTAGCATGGCTTTGACTCGGATCTTACCATTGGTGGCTTGCTCAAGCACGCCATCATCGTTGCCTGTGCCAGTCCATGCTTCTTCTAGGTTGATTTCAACACTTCTTAGAGTTGTTGGAAATTCTACCATAAGAAGTTCTCCACCTTCAAAAGGCGCAGCACCTGCCGCCCAGTCTACTGACTTACCATCAGTGTTTGCGGTGCCTTCGCCAGCATTGCCGCCAGCAGTAGTAAAGCTAATTGAGCCTTTGTTGGCGACGGCTGCTGTGACAACCTTACAAGTAAGACCGTCCCGTGAGGGCGTGTTTGCGAGAAAGCTTCTGTCAAGATTGGCGGTACCGCCGAATCTAACAATTCTCTTGAAGTAGGGTTTGCCTGCTTGGAGTTGGGTTGCTCCCATTCCACCAAGGATGTAATTTCTTGCCATTGTAAAAGTCCTCTGTTATAAAGCTATAATAAATAGTTATCTATTTTGGTTTTGTCGTTGTCGTTTTCGCTTGCGAGCCTCATCAGCAAATCTACGGCGTTCTGCCTCGATTTTCTTATGCTTCTTGCGAAGTGATTTCTTTGGCACGTTTCTACAAAGAGGCGTGCCACGAGAAGGATCTCTGATGTCGTTCATGATACCCTCCTTCTTCAACTTACGAAGGGCTCGTCTTACGAATGCTTCCGTTGACTCTCCGCTTCTAATTCTTTCTTCAAATAAACCTTTTCCTTTATCTCTCATTTTATTCCTTTCGTGTAAAGTGTTTTGGTTTTTACTTTTTGCCTTCTGCTAGTTTCTTCCAGACATTGCCAAGACTGCTTGTGAGCCCATCGATGTTTACGCCTGGATCACTAGGATCTACTCCGTCAAATGCCTTGTAACCGCCAGAGCTTTTAGAGGCTGAACCACCTTTTCTTAATGGCTTGGTTCCCTCGAATACGTCAACGCCGTTATAAGATGAAGAGCCAATAGCATCAAGAAGTTTCTTTTTATTTTCTAAAATCTTTTCTTTTTCGGCTTGACTCATTTGATTCGTTTGTTGTGGGGCTGGCTTCTCCTGATGTTGGACAGGTGCTACTTGGCGAGTCTCAGTCATAAGTCCGCCTTGGACGCCAGCAATAACTTCTGAAATAACTTTAGACAATAAGCCACTTGATAAGAGTGCGTCTTTCACACATTCCTCTACGATAGGCTTGATAATATTCTTTAGTTCTGATTTCTTCAATTTTAGTCCCTTACGATGTCGTTTAGTAATCTGTTAATCTTGTCTGCCTTAGTGTAGACGTTTGTTGTTTTAATCTTGCCCTCGGCTAAAGACATAAAAGCTCCGATAGTAGAAGGATCTGAAACAAAGTCAAAGCAGATAAGGTTGAAGTCATCTTCAACAATAGTGTTGCCCTGTCTATCCTCGTGAACCGAACCCATTCCTCTTGAGGAAATGCCGAGTGTAACGTTTGACTGAACAAGAGATTGGAGAATCTGCCCTGAAGGTGTGTTGAGGATTTTACACTTCCCCATTACGTTGTCGCCTTCCCACCAAATTTGAGTCATAAGGTGTGAAACGTTCTTCAAGTTTACAACAGAGTCTTCTGGGTGATCTAATTCACCAAGGGCTCTTTTCTCTCTTACCACTTTTTGATAGTTCTCTACTTCTCTCTCCAAGACTTCTCTTGGGTAGACTCTACCATTTTGGTTTTTTGCTTTTGCTCTCTGGATAATGCCTGTGAGATACATCACCTTTCCTTCGGCGACTTCCCTCTTTTCACTTTCGGTTAAGAAATCCTGACAGACTCCTCCTTCGCAAAGCTCATAATATTCTCTTAGCAGAACTTTATTGCTCATCTTTTAACTCCATAAATAATAAAACGCAGGCTCGCCCTGCGTGAATATGCTACCTTTGCAACAGTTGCGAACTGGCTGTAACATCCATCTCTTATTTGTCATCTTAAACCTCTCTATCTTTCTATTCTTAGCCCCTTGTCTCCGACTATCATATCAAAAATATAACAAGTACCAGAACTTAGGCAACCAAGAAGGAAGCCAGTCAGAGGACTATAATCAAAACTAAATAGTGTGGTGTATGTGTTTACGCTCCATAAAAATACACCTGCCCAGAAGCCCATGCACATAGTGCAAGAGAAGAGTTTCCCAAACCATCCGTTGATGGGGCGAATATTATCGAAGATCTTGCCGTAAACTAATATCTGAGTAATGCCGGAGGTGGCGAGGATGAAGTAGATTAAATTTGTCAACTCTCGTTCCTTTAATAAACCCTGTAATAAGATTTTATCGCTGGGAACTTTTCTACCGTTCCTTTCGATTTTTCGTGAGGAACTTCGCCTAGCTCTGTGGAGTCAGATGTTTCTGGGGAAGTTTCATGCTTTGTTATCTCATCTTCAAGTGCTGATTGGTGAGAGTAGTATGGCTTTTCTTCCTCAATGAATCTGCCGAGAGTGTACAATACAACCTGAACTGGATCAGCGCCATTAGAAGAATCTGGAAAGCCTGCCTGCATTGAACCGTAAATATTGCCAGACTGGACTGACTCCCTAGTAATGACACCCTTCTTGCCGAGGAACTCAAACATTCTGTCTTGCGCTGCGTAGACATCATCGGACATGTCCTCTTTTGGAAATGAGAGAATCTGCTTCTTTTCAGGACTCACGAGAATATCAATGTCAAAGTGATCATATATTGCATATTCTCCTGCTAGTGTCTTCCGCAGTATCATATTGACTTTGGCACTATTTTCTACAGAGTTTTCTGGTGGTGGGGTGCTTCCAATCTGAACCTTTATTTCTTCAGCCATTTGATTCAATCTCCCGTATTAGCGCCTGTATTTGCATAATCTTCTTTATGACAGTCTCGTCGAGTTTAGTCTCCTTTAATTCTTCCAAGAATCTTAAAACTTCTTCCGTCTTCTCTGTCATGTTAGGATCTTCAGTTATCTCTTTCAATTCGAGCGACTCTTGAACCTTCTCTTTCAGTCTCTTAACTTCTTCATTCAAGTAGGATTTTAGGGACATTCCATTGTCTGACACGGAATAGATGTATCGTGAAACTATCTGTTGTTGCTCTTCATGAAGCTTGCCAGCATAAGCTTTATTGAACTTGTTTGTAAAAGTCTTATAAGCGATGGAGTCAAGGTGCTCTAAAATCTCTTTTTCAGTCTTTTCTTCTGCCTTCGTCATCTCTGTAAGAAGCTTGTCCTCAAGAATAACTTTCTCGTTAGGAGAAACGTTGTCGGCGAACAACTGTCCGATAGTAGCCATAGTCTTGTAGTTTGGAACAAAGTTGGAGTAAACTTCTTGTCCCAATTCAACGTTAATTTTTTTAATCAACTTGGACTGCTCCGAGAAGACAACCTGTGTATTTAGTCTATCCCTATCCCTGCGAACTTCTGAGATGATTCTCTTTGCAAAGTCCGACTCAGCTTCTTTCAACTCCATAAGAACCTTATAAGATTGTAAGTCCTTATAAAGAACTCCACGTTTCGTGAAGTGCCTTTTGATGATTCTAGCTATCTTTGTTTGTCGATTAGAATCACTAGCTACTACAGACTTTGCCATCTCCTTTATGAGTGCCTCGAAAAGGAAGGCTGTGTTTCTCTTTTTATTATGCTTAAACTTCATTTATACTGTTATCCTTTTAATTGCTTATTCTTCTTCTTTTCGAGATCTTTTACTAACGACTGAACTTGCCAATCTGTTAGCTCCTGATTCACTTCAAGAAGCAATTTTTCTTCTTCGTCAGTGTAAGTAGTTTCATTACCCTCATAAATGCCTCGGGAAAGTGTTTTCAAGTCCGACATGCCGGGCATGGTGTTTCTTGGGGTGAATGAAGCTGTTTCATCTGACCACTTAGATTTTGTTGATCTTTTCCTAGCGCCTTGTGGACGGGAGTCAACCTTTTCGGGATGATACACTTTTCCTTTAGCGCCGGGAGTGAGGTATCCGTCTCTCTTACCTGGTGCTGCCAAGAGTGCTGATTCTGGCTCATCGCCTCCTGCGTCATCTGCGCCGGTATCAAGATCTAAATCGTCTCCGCCTTCATCGTCACCCATATCTAACCCTCCGCCGCCGCCTTCAGCGTCGGCTGGCGCTTCGCCTGCTGCTTCAATTGCTGCTGCGAACTTGGAATCGTGGAACATCTCCCTTTCCACTCTAACGATCTCTTCTTCTGTGATTCTAAAAATGTTTCTATAAATCCAGGCTTTTGAAAAGTAGCCCTCAGTTGCAGCCGAAGCTATTTCAAACTTGGCACGTAGATGCTCTAATTCCTGCATTGCCGCAATCTGTGAAGGATTATTTAGCCTCAAGCCAAATTTAGTCAAGTCCTCGCCACGATAACCGAGAGTGTAAAGGTGAATAATTCCAACCTTTTCTAGCTCGGCGATAACGGAGCGTTGAAGCCTTTGAATAGTTCTTGCAAAGCGGATGTCTTTTTGTGCGAGTGTTGCTTTGTCTTCGTCTGCTCCCTCTGAACGAGAGAGATAAGACTGAGGGATCTTGAGGGCTGCAAAGAGTTTATCTCTCAAATATTTTACGTCGTCGATGTCGCCTGTGTAGGTTCCACCTGGAAGAGACTCAATCTTTGTGCTCTCGCCGCCACGGACAGGAATAAAATAATCTTCGTCAATAGAAAGCGGGTTGTAGCGAAGATCAACACGTCCAGTGTTTGCGTCAACAACTTGATTCTTCTTCATAGTTGTTACGACTTTTTGCATATACTGCTCTACGTCTTGAGGAGAGATATTACCAACGTCAACATAGAAAACTCTTCGTTCTGGTGAGCGTGTGATTCTATAAGACATCATCGCATCTTCGATAAGATGAAGCTGTCGCCAGATGCGTCGTGCTGGTTCTAAAATAGAAGTTCCATAAGGGGCATACTTATCATTGCCTAAAATTCGGAAGTGTGCTACCTGCCAGTTCTCAAAAGTAAGCCCAGCAGAATTCCATTGATATTGAACATAATTAGGGTTGGTTGGATCTTCGCCCTCCATTCTCTCGACTTCTTGAGGAGGAAGCGGTATGAATGATTTGACGCCGATCTTATCGTCAATGTCAACATAAAGAAAGTAGTCTCCATATTTACACATTGTGCGGCACCAGCCATAAAGGTTGAAGTCGACGTTTAGAACGTTGTTATAAAGAGATTCTAGTGTAGACTTAATCTCTTGGTTTGGACACTCGATGTTTATCATGTTGTTGAGTTCGTTGTGATAAGTCATCTCGTCCGCATAAATGTCTAATGAAGATGCGATAATAGGCTCGAACTCCATCTGATCAAAATCAACATATCGCTCGTTGCGAACCCTGTTGTTCATCGCATCTGAGTTTATTTGCTCGAATGGGTTGTATTGATTCTTTTGGAATTGTTTGCCAGAAGCAGAAGTGAAACGAGTGGCGTAGTTGTCTAATGCCTGTCTCTTGAACTTTCTTCTGTTTTGCTGTCGCCTATTTACAATCGGTCCTGAGAACAATCTCGTGAGCCTTTTGAAAAGTACTGATTCTTCGTTTTTGATATTGCCGTCTGCCATCTATTTTACCCCTTAAAAAGACCAGGGAAGTTGGTCATTATTTCTTTCATTTGTTGAACCCCATTAGGTTCCCCATAGTTTACCATACCTGATATCGCTGTGTTAAGTTTTGTTTTGGAAGTAGTCATGGCTCCAAGAAGAGCTTTGTTATATTCAGCGTCTCGCTGATTTAAAACCAAAGCAGTGTCTCTTACCCAACAGGCGATCGCCATAGACATCACAAGATCATCATTGTAACCTCTCATTGCCTCGGGCTTTCCGTTATTCCAAACAAAAGTCTTTAATTCATTGTAAAGACGATTCGATACAATGCTAACTAGATCATTTCTTATAAATTCTTCTAACTTAGCGATTATTAGTGGTCTTGTTTTCATTGATGTCGTAAAGCCAAGGACGGCTCTGCTGTTAGATCTAGCAGAAGACGAATCAATGTACTCATGTGTGGCTTTTATAGAATAATAAAGATTTGGATATGCCATCTCTTCCAACTTAGTCAACACTGCGTAGCCGACGTTATTATTCTCCACAACAAGTAAACAATTTCCATAAGACTTGCCGATGTCAGACAGAAACATAGCATAGGTGTCTAGATCCACCTTACCCTGGTATTCTGCTGCTTGGGACATCTCTGTAACATTTATGACTTGAAATGCTGAAAAGTCCTTACCGTCTCCACGGGCGACGTCGGCTACAAGAAGGTAAGAGTGCTCTGGGTTGAAGTCTTCCCAAATATAATAATTTCTATCAAACCCTGCTTTGTGGGAGGGTGACGATACGGCGTTCATTATTCTTTCTATGTCCTCGGTGTTAATAACCGTTTCACCAGACATATTGAAGTTACACTCTAACTCTTGTGCGATTTGCCTACGAGACATATTTCTCGTCTCTTTATCGAACCAGTCTTGATCTCTGTCTGGGTGGACATCCCATGGAAGACAGGTAGGGTGAAAATCGTTATTGGATTCTTCGGCATCTATATAGGTTTGGTGAAACCAGTTTCCGACACCATTAGGCGTGGACAGGGCGATACACCTACCACCAGTAGACAATGTGGGATATAAACCAGTCCACAATTCAGACAAGCCTTCAACGTGTGCCGCTTCGTCTATTACAAGAAGAGATAATGCTTCTGAACGACCAGCGTCAGATGAGGTAGATGTTGCTTTGATTTGTGAACCATTAGATAACTCGAAAGAAGTTCTATTGTCCACAGAGATGTTCGCTATTCGCATCCACTCTGGAACGTTTCTCATTATCGCTTTTACCTTCTTTACCAAGTTGGCTGCTGTGCCGAACTTTGTAGCCATAACAAGAACATTTTTATCTTTGTGGAAAAGCATCATCCAAACAACATAACCTGCTGTTACGGTTGAGATGCCCAACTGACGTGCTTTTAAGATAACATTGAAGCGATGATCGTTGAAGTCTCTTAAAAGCTCATCTTGGAAGTCGTAAGTCCTAAACGGGATAGACCCGTGCATTGGGTGTGAAATCTTTGCATAGTTGTTTAGAAAGTAAACGGGATCTTTGCCGCATTGGACGATTTCAGATAGGATTTTTTTCTTGGTGAGTTGATAAGACATTCAAGCCTGTGCTTTCTTTATGATGGTTCGCCTACGAAACCTGCATCGATGTTTTCGATGACTTTGAGCAATAATGATTTGAGTCCCTCGTTGGAAACGCCATTATCGAAAAGATCGTTGAGAATCATCTCGATTTGTTCTTCGGCGGATTCCTGAATGTTTTCATTCTGGTGAAGTCGAACTTCTTCTTGAATGATTTCTTTTAATCTTCCCTTTGAAATCTTCATTATCCGTCCTTCCTTTTATCGTTAGGGGCTTTGCCTTTTCTTCCAAGTTCAAGCCATTTCTTGATTGC